TATATCTCCAGGCTCTGCACCATGTGCAGGTTTGTTGACAGTCACAGTTGCTGAAGTATTGACTGTATCAAATGTGCAACCTGTAAGTGCTGTTCCTAAAGGTGTTATATCAAAAAAAGCACCTTCATAATAAATGATTAAAAGTTTGTTTGTACCTATTGCAGCATATCTTCTACCATCTAAATCTGCCCAAACAAATTGTTCTCTTGCTGCACCAATTAAAGACGCATTAACTATTTGTTCCCAACCACCAATTTTTTCAGGTAATCCATATCTAAATCGAACAAAATCACCATCAGTCCATTTACCCTCTGCACCGGTCTGTGTGACTTGTTTATTGAATCCTGGTCGTATATTTACTCTTGTTAATGGCATAGTTAATTATACCTTATATTTTTACCTTTTTAAAGATTGCTACTCACCCTTTATTACTGTGTTTTCCTTAGTATACATATTTTTTACTTCATCATTAAAGTTTAGATTCCAATCCATAATAAACTTACTAAGAACATTACTAAAATGTTTGAATGTTATTGATGGAAAATGTAATGATTTTTTTTCTTGTATTATTTTTATCTCATGCTCTTCAAAAATGATGTCAGCAGAACCATCTTTCTTTTGTACAAACTTCATATCTACTCCTTTGGGTTAAAATTTTTTCTTATATTAGTTGGTATTTTTCCTTGCCCCCACTTCAATCTTCCGTCTTTCCAATATTCTTTGTATGGTCCGTTTGCGTCAACATAGTGTAAAAATGTTTGCGCTAAATGATCACCTTGGAATTCATCCCTCCAATGTTTTAATTCACAACCTAAGTATAATACTGCATCTCCAGGTTCCAAATCTATAGAATTGTCTTCAACCACAAATGGCCACGGAGTACCGTCACCTCCTATATTTACACTAACACTTATTTCACAAGATGGTCTATCAGAATGTTTTTTTAAATCAGCAAATTTTGTATACATTCTCCAATAAGCATAAGTAGGCAATAATTTTAATCCTGTTAATTCTTGCATTTTATTTTTTTTATTTATTAATAATGATTCCATCAAAGGGTCTCCGTAGAAACTTGTATCTAATGTGTTAGGCATTTGTTGTGTATCAAAAC